GATCTCAGCCAGGATCTCCGGGCTGGCCCCATAGCGATCAGCCTGCTCCTGCAATTCCTCCAGCTCCTGCTGCTGGGCGGCCTGCTCCCGCTGAGCTCGGGCCTCCTTGGCCTGTTCCCTCAGGATAACCTTGATCTCTGCTGGTGTGCCCTCGTAGCCAAACTCATGCAGCAGCTCGACGATCTCCTTCTGGTCGTAGTAGCCTTCGGACTGCAGCTTGCGGCCCACTGCTTTGTCCAGCATCTCCTGGACGTCTTTTTCGGTGTACCTCTTCTCATCCACCAGCTCGGGTGATGCTTTCCCCGCCTCGGCGTCAATTTCCGGCTCCAGGCCGTCAAGTAGTTGATCCCCCATGATTACTCCTTTCCGTTTAAGGGCCGTCGCCCATTATTCCGGTCTTTCCCGTTGTCAGCCGCGAATCAGCAATAAAAAGCGCCCTTGCCCGGCGCATAAGTTATCAGTCATCAAATTAACCCATCGGCCCCACCCCAGCCATCATGATGGGTACAACTCCCTGGCCTTATATCGGCCCGAACCTAATAACCTCAGTTAAAGATTAAAATGAGAGCATGAGCTGGAACATAATACCCTTAACCTCACCGCTGTTGACGTACTGAGCCATTTCATCCAAGGCCTTCTGGTGTTCTCCAATCTCCTGAAAAGCGTTATTATCCATCTTTACCGCCTTTCTTCGCCAGAATCATGTCCTTGAGCTTGGCCAGGGCTTTACCACTGGTAGCCCTGGTAGGCCGGTCCCGGCTCCCCCTGACGGGCTGGGATTTGCGGTTCGTGGCCAGGTTGTCCACCTCCTCCCAACAGGGTCTCTACCGCTTGGGGCAACTGCTCCGGCGGGATCTGCATCAGCGCCTGGACCACGTCGCCCAGCTTCTCATGCGGCATGGCTTGATACAGGGCCCGGCCTATCTCCTCCGGCAGGCTGTCCAAAAAGGCCTCTATCTCCTCCGGTCCAGGTGCCCGCTGCATACCCAGACCAGGTCCGCCCGATCCACCAGGTCCGCCCGGCCCGCCTGGTGCCTGCGCCTGCTGCGGCTGCACCGCCTGGCGCAGACTGTCTTTGATCTGGTTGCCGTTATTGAGACCCATAAGGTCTATCATGCTGCACACCAGCTCGATGTTGACCGGGTTGACCGGTATCTTGGTCAGTTCCTGTGTGGCTTGCAGCGTCAAGGCCGGGCTCTTGGCTATGCCTTGACCGACGTTGATCTCACAGTCGATACGGGGATAATAGTACTGCGTCTCCGGCTGTTCCTGAGGCTCCTCACCAGGCAGGAAGTCTATCGGACTCTGCGCCGTCGGAACCGGCTGTTTGACCAGGTCACTGTTGAACGTCATAGACCGATCCGGCTCTCCATTCTTGCCCCTGATCAGCACGATGCGGTCGGTGGTGTAGAACTCCAGGGCCGTCCAGTCGATCAGCTCGTAGAGCCTCCTGAAGCCCCCCACGCGGTCGATTTTCTTGGGGGCCGACCGCTTCTCCCGGTCCTCCCGAATCATGGCCAGGCCGCTCGCCGTGTTGACTCTGCTTGGCACCTCGGCGCCCTTGGTGGCGAAGTTGCCGTTAACCTCCTCGATCTTGTCATGTATGAAATTGATCATGTTGATGCTGTTGCTGTTGTTGGTTATGCCTCCCAGGCGTCTCACCGCGCTGATCTTGTTGGTCTTAACCTTCCACCGCGCGCCTGGCATGTTGACCGGCTCGACCCCGTCGGCGAAGGCCCCCTCCTCTTCCAGTATGATGTCGTTGCCCAGCATAGCGCTGTTCAAGAGCGCGTTCATAAACTCGCGGTCGGCGGCGTCGATCAAGTCCTTGATGGCGTCGATGTCGCCCCGGTCCCAAAAATTCTTGGTGTTGGGGGTTTTGCAATATTTAACAAAAGGATACAATTTATTACCGCTCTCAGCGGTGTTGACCCAGTATTTCTCAATGTGCTGCACCTCGGTCTCGTTGACGCAGATGCTGCAGGCTATATCCCCGGCGTCGTCCCGGTACCAGTACTCGATCACCTGCATGGTATCGTCGTAGATGTCCCTGGTGGCGCTCTCATATATCTCAGTATCGCCGTGGTTGGCGTCGCTGCTGATGTCGTCTATGATCTTACCCCAGCGCCTGCGCGCCGCTCTCCGGTGCATCCGGTAGGCGTAGATTAGATACTCGCAGTCCTCCAAGTCGTAAGCGGCCGGATCGGGGAATATGTTGGCCGGATCAGGATCGCCGATGACGATGTCTCCTATATAGCCCGGCCCCTGGATCTGGTCGTCGAAACCAACCTTCCAGAAGGCGTTGCCCAGCTTGCCCAAGGCCCGCTCCTGGTCGGGATTCATGTCGTCCAAGTGGTTGTTGTAGCAGATGAAGCGGACCACGTCCTCCCGCATCTTGGCATTGTAGCTGTCCAGGTCATCGTCCCGGCCCTTGAATTGAAAGTCGGGTACGTCAGGCTCGATCTGGCTCTCCACCTGGATGTAGGCGTCGGGCAGCACCGGCGGCCGGAAGGGAATGTTGTGCCGCTCCGCCAGCTCGGCCATCTGTCGGGCGGTGTAGTGCCGGTTGTTATAGTAGTTGTCCAACATTACGAACCGGTTGGCCGTCTCCGCCTTCTGGGTCTTGGCATACTCGTAATCGCGCCTTACCTGGGCCTCCCGAGCCTCCCTGCTGCTCATGTCCCACACGTTGCCCTTGTTGCTGGCCTTACTCACCGCCTGCCTCACCGCCCTTTTAGCTCTATCTATAAGTCCCATGTCCTCACACCCCTCACCAGGTCTTGATGCTCATATCCGGCCTCTTTATGCCCAGCCGCTCGGCCAGTTTCTTGGGCTTCTCCGGCTTCAGCTTCGGCGCCGGGCTGGGCCGCGCTGCCGTCCAATAGCGGATGGCATCCGGCCCATGCGTCAACTCGTGCGGCTCGTTGGCCACGTCATTGGGATCCCGAGCGTCGTGCTGCAGTTGAGGCAGGGTCCTGATCAAGTTATAGCAGCGGCTGAAGATCACCAGGCCTGCCGTCCAAGTCTCCTGCTCGTCCTGGTAGGGCTTGAGCCACTCCCTGAGGTTATACCAGCCCTGCACCCGGTCGTTGCTCGCCTTCTCCAGCCATACACCGTGCTCGCCGAATATTTCCGCCGTGGACTTGCCTGTATCCCGGTTGCGGTTCCACAAGTCCGGCGGAGCTACGATGGAGTATATCGGCTCGTTAATCATCGCCTTGATGGCCTCGGCCGCATCGGACACGATCAGGCCAGGCTGGTACAGCTCCTTGTAAACGTATCCCTTGCCAGTCATGTCGGTGGCGATCCAGTATGCCGCCAGCATATCCAGGCCGTAGTCTATGGTTATGTAGCGCCGCCAATCCTCGGGGATGACAAACGGCTCTATGACGTGGATATCACGCCTAAACTCGGTAAAGTACTGGCCGCTGAAAATGTCCCAGTCACCATCCCGCAGCGCTCTCCGCTCCGTCTCTGGCAGGGCGTCCAGCCGCTGGAGGTAGCCGGGATCGCGCTCTATCAAAATCAAATTATCCGTAACTCTGGCCGGGATGAAGCACCGGGTGGTCCCCCCCTCGGTCGCGAATACGGTCTCCGGTGGAGCTGGATCGATAAAGCGAGCTTTAACCCAGCTGTGGCCCACTCCGCCCGGATTGGTGCCGGACCTCATCCGCGGTTTGACGCCTGGCAGCACAGTGCGGTTACGACTGAGCATGTATGTGTATTGGTACTCGGTAAAGTGCGTCAGCTCGTCGAATATAATCAGGTCATACTCGGCCGACTGGTATTTCAGTACATCCGTCTCCCGGTCCAAGCTGCCGAACTCCAGGGTGCTTTTGTTCAAAAAGGTCCACAAATGTTTAACCTCGTTGTATTTGCCGATCTGACTCGGGAAAGTGGTTTGGCTGCGCCTTATGACCGATCTCTCCAAATCTGGGAACGTGCGCCGGAGGTACAACGCCTTGTAGCTATCGGTTTCCAGGCAGGAGATCAGCGCCTCCTGCAGCAGTGCCTCCGTTTTGCCTCCTCCGGCCGCGCCACCGTACAGCACCTCGTCAGCGGCACATAGATGGAATATCTCCTGGCGGGGTTGAGGTTTGTAGGGCAGGACTATATCCACCTAATCGCCTCCCGGTCTTGGTATGCTGGACACGATATTGAGCGCCCCGCCGCCTGGGCCGCTGAGCTCGTGCTTGTCGATAAACATTCCAAGGTGCCGGGCCACGTTCTCCAGCGCCTTCCCCTGATCCTGGAACTTAATCTCGATGCCTGCTTGCGTCTGCTTGATGCCGGCATAGAGCAGCCTGGCCTTGCCGGTCAGTTTACGGGTGTCGGCTAGGTGCAGCTCCGGATTACCCTCGCCCAAGCAGTAAGGGCAGCTCTCATTAGGATCAAGCAAACGATTGAAGCCGTAGCCGCCGGCAGCCGACGGAATTGCTGGCGTTTCGTCCTCTTTGGCTCTCTTAATCGCCTGGCCGACCGCTTGTTGGTATTCCTCCTCATCACGCCACTGGTATTGATAGCCGATACCGTAGCAGTGGCGGCAGCAGCCTCTCCTCAGATGGATGATGTCGTTGGGATCTGCCGTGGCTATGTCCCACCAACGGCGCAACACTTTATCGGCTGTGATCTCGGTCCTTTCGGCACGTTCTGTGAGAGCTTTATCTATAAAACCCTGTATCTTAGGTTTCCTGAGGTTTTCATGGCCTATCACTTCCGCGGTTTTTACACTGTAACCAGCCCTGATCGCCGCCTGCGTGGCGTTGAGATCAACAAGATACTCCTCGACAAACCTTTGCTGTTTTGCAGTTAATCCGGCCACGCTATCACCTCCAATAAAAAAGCCCCGGAAGGCCTGGCCTGCGGGGCAATATACACGATACCAATGTACCACTGTCAAGTGTGACATAGTGTGCCATAAAAATATTTTTAAAATTTTTGAAAAAAGATATTGACACGCACGCTAGCACGCTATATAATTAAATCAACAAAAACAATCGTCCACCCCCGAACCAGGGGGGAGAAAAAAGGAGGAGTAAAGATGGAAAGGAAATATCAAGGAATCGTAACCGACAGACTCGGAACATTGGAGACTCGCAAAACTAAGTTATATGCTACTTACAAAGAGGCCCACGATGCGGCGGAGAAGCTCTGCAAAAAGACCATGGGAGACCGGGGCACGATTGATGTTGAGAGCATCACCAGAGCCGAAGAAATCGCGCAAGCATTACAAGAGTCCGGCACATGGGACATAGCCCTTTTAAAAGAGCTTTGCACCCTGGCAGACATGGAGTCCGAATGGCAAGCAGCAGACGGCGAAACCTTTGAAGATGTAGCTTATGCAGCGGCTGAAAAGCTGGGAGTCGAGATCTGAGCCGAAACCGGGGAAACCCGGTGCCAGGCGCAAGCTCAACAGATACGTTAAGGGGGGATTAATCATGGCTCAGGTACAGCTCAACACCAGGATCTCGGTCGAACTGCATAACTGGCTCGACCAGTACAGCCGGGAAACCGGCACACCGAAAGCCCAATTGATAAACGAGGCTCTACTAAAGTTAAAAGAGGAGAAGGAAAGGGCCGGGGTGTAGCCCCGGTCCCTTTTTATGCCATTATCTCACACTCACCCCGGCAGGGTGTTATCCTAACGCTCCGCAAGGCGTCGGAGTGTATCCGGTGGACCTGCCGCCAGCTGTAGTTCATCTCCACCGCTATCCGCTCCCAGGTCAGCCCGTCCAGGTAGCGGTACTGCAGCAGCTGCCGCTCCCGGTCATCCTGCACCGCCTCGATGCAGTCGCTAACACCCCGCCGGATCAAGATCAACCGATCTATACCCTCGTCCATCTCCCGTTCCAGGTCGATGATCTTGGCTATGATGTCAGCCTCCGTAATCTTGGGCCCTCCCCCTGATATCTCCGGGTTTAGCCGGGACGTGATCCGCCCCAGCCTGCCCCTCCACCGCTGGCTCTCCTCCAGCTTGCGCTGGATCTCCCTATCTAGCCGGACATACCGTTTCAGATAAGCAATCTTTTCTTGGTTGCTTTTCGCCGCCGCCGACACCTCCCTCCCTGATCCTCTCGGCCTCGTCAAACCACAACCGCAGCTTACTCCCGCTGGGAAGCTCCTGCACCAGGCACAGGCTGCTGCCGTCGATCCGCATACCGTGCTGCTCCAAGGTGGACTGTATACTCTCATACAGCTCCTGCATGGTCAGTCGCCGCACGTCATCCTTGTGGCTGGCATAGTACTGCAGGTGTTTGCACCTCCCGGCCAGCTGCTTGCCTGGGTCCTCACACCGCTTACGATCTATGTCCCGCCGGCTCATCTCCTTCCCCAGGTACCAACAGAAGGCCACCGGCTGGGGTGTTTTGGGTTTCATGGCTCCGTGGGCTCCGTGTCCCCCGGCCTCTCCACTTCGGCCAGTGCTTGCACTAATATGTGTTGTATAGTTGGCTGTGTCCGCAAATATGC